TTCTAAATACATCTCCCTGTTTGTTGAAGATAGAAACTACGATAGATCCAACATAGTCTTTCTTAAGACCCATTGCACCTGTTAGAGGATTATAGATAAGATCCGCCCACTGTCTCATGATTTTATAAACAATCATCGAGTTCTGCTCGTTCAAGTTCACTTCGAATTGGATGCTGAATGCAACAGAGGTATCAGAAGGAGCACCTCCTGCATATCTTCTCTCTGCAAACTTATAGTATTGACTAGAGATTCCTCCTGGTTGGATATCAACTGCAAGTCCAGAAATTTTCTTTACCTGCTGGGTTAAAATTCCCTCGCCCTTAAATCTAGTGTTAGCTAAAGTAACACTTGCTGGTGGGGTAATTAAAACCTCAAACTGGTTAAGGTAAACTGGTTCGTATAGTTTTACTCCTGCTGCTGAGTTTGTAAAATGTGGTAGTCCTGCCATTTCTCTTTGTTATTTTATAGGAATTGATCGTCCCAGTAGTCCACTGCCCAAGTCATGTTAACATTGTAGATATCAGTAGCCTGATAGTCTAGTTCCATCACCGAAAGAGGTGAGGTTGGAAAGCAGTCTTTGCAGGTAATTCTTCTGAATACATCCCCTTGTTTATTAAAGACGGAAATAACCATAGTTCCCACATAGTCTCTCTTCACTCCCATCGCTCCTGTTAAAGGATTGTAGATTAGGTCTGTCCACTGTCTTAGGGTTTTAAACACATACATGGAGTTAGCATCGTTCAGGTTGACGGTAAAGCTAAGAGACAGATCAAATACTGTCCTCTCTGGTTTTGCACCGGAGTAGTTTCTAACCGCAAACTTATATCTCTGCTGAATTGGAGCAGGTGTTTTATCGACTTCTAAACCGCTAAGATTTGTTACCTGCTGAACGAGGATCTGCCCGCCCAAAACTGGTGCCGGAGGGGTAACTAGAACCTCGAACTGGTTGAGGTAAACAGGTTCGTAATTGTTTATCCCAAACAGTGAATTTTGATAATGTGGTAATCCAGCCATTTAGTTCTTTTTCTTATTTTCTATATTTATCTGCTTCTTTGCTGTTGCTAAAAATTCTCGGTTATGCAAACTGGATAAATCCTCCTGCTGCAATACCTCCGGTTCTAGTAACAGTAATTCTATTGATAAACTTCTGAATTCCTCTTGCAGGCTCTAGAATAACATCGATGATACCGATATTTTGGTCGATTACTGAAGGAGGGTTGTTTGAAGCGTCCATGATTACCTGGTAAGCATAGATTCCACCACCAGATCTAACTCCGTCAAGGTAGTTGTCCACCAGAGTCTTAATTTCAAGTCTGATAGAATCCTCGTTGAAATCAAACAGGTAGTTAGAAAGAATCTGTTCAACGTCGTTCTCGATGCTGATCAGTAGGTCTCTCACGTGAACTAGACTGAATGCAGAATTAACTGTCTGGTAAGCAGTCTGGTTACCGAAGATAACAACACCAAGTCCTCTCTTTTTGATGATTGGGTTGATACCAAAAGGCTCTAACCATCCTCTGTCCTCTAGAGTAAAGTCGTATTCAACTCCAACCAGGTTGGTTCCTGCGATTGTTCCTCTCTTTTGACCTGCCACGATAGCGTAAGGTTCTCCGTTTGCAAATTTAGCAACGAAGTTGTTAGACACAAATGCTGCTGGAGGAACGTTTACGTTTCTGTTGTTCTCTCTTAGAGTGATATAAGGAGCGTAGTATGCTGCGTATGAAGCACCTAAAGCCTGAACTGGAAGTGAGAAAGTATACGTTGGATTCAGAGAAAGATTACCCCCGTCTGCAATATACTGGGTTTGTAGTGCTGGATATGGATCAGCTGCTGTTGGTGCTGCTGTGAATCTAGGATCTACAGAAGCCTGGAACTGAGCCATTGATGGAGCATTAATAAGAGCAAGTGCTTGTCCTCTCATCATAGCCAATTTACTCAACTGGTACTTAGAGTTAGGAAGGATTACTCCGCTGAATGTATCCACAATGTATCTGAAAGAGATAACGTCCTTAGTTGCAAGGGTTGCTGCAATATTCGTGTTGTACATGACATCTAGGATTTCTTCTACTCTAGCGTCTGTTCCATTTGGTCTGTGATAGTCAGATAGCTGGAACCCTTCTAGGTATGTAAAGTCAAAAGATGTTGTAAACTGAGGGATAGACTGGAACTTCTGAACTTGTAGTCCAGTATCTCCTCCTGAGTAGAAGTAGATTGGTCTAGCGGTTGTTACAGTTACAATATTGTTCAGAGAAGTTGTAGCTACAGAAGTAACCTTGGTCAATCTCTGCTGTCTGTTAGTATTTTCAACCTGGCATAGATCCTGGTCAGTAGAAACTAGAAGATCCCCTACGGAAACAGTGTATAACGAGCTGTCCATCTTAAATGATGTAACGCTAGTCTTTCCTGCAATTCCTCCATTAACGTCGATGTATTCGTTAATACTTCCGATTGAAGAAATAATATCCAACTTGTTTGTTGCAGGATATCCAGCAATCAAACCTGTACTTGTAGAAGAATAAGAAGCTCCGAAGTTAGTAATAGGTTCTAGTGTGTTGCCAGATCTAGAAATATTAGTGTATCCAAACGCATAGTAGATAGAATATTGGTCTCTATCAACGTCCTGGTTATAAGAAAGATACTGTAGGTTTGTTCCTGAAGAATTCTGGTAGATTTCATCTCCGTCTTGTAATTCTGCATAAAGAACGTTCTGGTAGAAGGGAGTTGTTATCTGTCCAACTAGAGCGTTAGCATATCCAGTAGGTGCAGAAGATGAAGTTGCTCCAGTTCCGCCTGGTCCTAATGTATATTGAATCCCTAGAGAGTCTGAAGCACCGAACTGATAAGTTGCGGTTGCTCCAATATCACCAGTAATACCGTAAGGTGAATAAGTAGTAGTTCCGTAGTCCGAAGAGTGAGGGGTTACTACAATTCCGAGATTTCTATATTTAGTAATATCAAGAGGGTGCGTAAATGCAATCTGAAGATTTCCATTAACCTCATTGACATTAGCAACTTTAAGTTTTACCAGATCGTTGTTTTGGAACTGACTGATGATAGAATCAGTTACCGCTCCAGTAATACCGGTTACTTGACCAACCACGTAAGGGTTGTAGCTAGAAGTTGGGGTTAAGAAGTTCTTTAGGTCTAAAAGGTCTGCTGCAGACATTCCTGAGAATGGTCCAGAAGCTCCAGTAACACCAATTAAGAAGTGAAGTCCTGCAACATATTGGGTTGGATCATAAGGCTGGAATCCATATTGAGAAACACCTGCTGTTCCTCCAAATGTAGAAGATGGCTTGTATCCAGGAAGGCAGTATAAGCTACCAACTGGTCCAGTATTTCCTGCTCCGTCCGTTAGGATAGAATAGTTTTGGGTGTATAGATAATCTTGAAGAAGATTTTGATCATAAGACAGGAAGTTAAGCTTAGCATCTGCAATGTCTCTGTCCCCAGAAAGCTCGTCAATTAAGTGGTTTCCAACTAGATCGACCTTATAGTAGTTTGTACATAGATTTTCTAGAGCCTGCTCATCAACTGCGCAGAATAACCCATTAGCTGGAGTGTTGTTATTGATCAGGGTTTGAATGTACTCGTTGTTTCCGTTTAGATTAACGAAGTCAATAATCAAACATCCTGTTGTGATTGAAATAATCTGAACATCCTGTTGATTCAAGAAGTTAGTCATCTGACTCTTGATGAATCCATTTGGGGTAAAGAATCTGCTCCACTGTGGGTCTTGAGAAAGAGCAACATAGTCAGTCCAGTCTCCTGCAACCGCAATTACATCAATAAACCAATCCGAAATATAGTCATACGGGTTAACATAGGATGGAACATTCCCTGCTCCGTACCAATCAATTGCAAAAATATCATATCCCTGTAGAGGAGGATTAGCATCTGTTGATTTTCTAACTATCACAGACATAGCAGTAGAACCAAGATTTACCAGGTTGAAGATTCTTCCCTGATCGATAATAGATCTAGTTGCCAAGAAATACTTGGTATCTGCATACCAGAATCTCTCTTTGTTGTAGTAAGAAGCTAGAAGTTTCTCGTGAAGAACCCCGTTTTTCTGCTCCGTGTCTACAGAATATCCAATGTAGGATGTTTTGTCTGCAGTTGGGCTGTCCGCATCGTTGTTGAGTCTAAGAAGATTCAAAGCGAAGACTGGTCCTGCGTTCAGACAGGTGAAGATGGATCTTTGGAAGAAAGAACCCTTTGCTTCGAGTGTTTTATCGATGTCCCCAAAGATAGCCAGAGCCGTTGTTACGTCCGGAATGTACACAGGAGCATTGAAAGGACCTTTATTAGAGAATCCCACTACCAGACGAATCGTCTGTGTTGTTAAGATGACGTTCGCTGACGCATCGAACTCCAAGGTATAAACTCCGGAAGCTTTAAATTGGGATAAATCAAGTTTGACTTTTTGTGCCATTATTTAGTGATATTTTTTGCTTTGTATATATCTAACCGCATTCCCATAAAAAGTGGGCTTACTAGTTCGATTTATATATCTGATGGGGAAAAGATTTTTAGAGGAGGGAATTGAAGGAGTCGTAGAATCCCCCGTCCTTCGTCTTCATCTTGCTGTCTCCTTGGTTTCCGTTCTCCCCGTCGACCTTGATCTCGATCATTCTTCTGTAGGTGGAGTCAATTTCATCATAGAGATCCTCTATCAAATCGTTAAAATCGCTGGATTCAAAGAGGGCGGAAAGATTAACTAGGGTCATCGCAACGTCATCGTGTCCGGACTGAGAGGAGTATGTTCCTCTGCCGTTCATTCCAAATGAGAATAGTTCTGCAATCGTCCACTTCTTCTCGTTGATGATAACTCGATTAGTTCTAATGATCTGTCTCAGGGACTCGCAGTACTTTAGTTTGTTGTTTCCGCTGTACTTGATTCCCGGTTTTTTAATCCTTGCGGTCTCGCTATGCTTGGTATAGACAAAAATTTCCTCTGTGATGGCGTCGTTGTTCAGCAGCTTATCCATCAGAAGTTCTCCTTTATAGTTTAGCTCCAGCAGGATTTTAACTCTGTCCGGCTCAAAAATGTCGACTACGGTGCTTTCTACCAGTTTCTTAAAATCTTCAACTTGGACCTCGTTGTCTCGATAAACACCGACCTGAAGAAGACCGAAGAAGTCGGACTCGTCTTCGAAGTCGTCTATCTCCTCTATCACTTTCTTGGGAAGAGGAACGACCTTAAAAACGTTCATGACGGTGAAATCTCCACCGCCACCACCGGCTAGATCTATAGAGAGAACAAATTTTCTCCCCGACTGCTCCATCGAATTTGGATCAAATTTTGGATGCCACTTAAAGTTCGCATATCTGATTCCCAAATCTTCAAATGCATCGACTTCCTTCCACTCGTACTCGGTCTCGTTGGACTTGATCCTCTGTAACTCCTTAGAGCCCAACAGAAGGGTGGATGAACTCAGAAACTGATTTCCGTACTCCTGGTTAAACAACTCTTCGCTTCCCAAGTTGGCAATCTCGTTCTTCTTCCACTGCTCGTCTCTGCCTGGTACCTGCCACCAGTCCACTCGAACTGGATTGAACGTGTTTTCTCCAGTCAGTGCTCCCTGGTAGATCTCCCAGAATTTATTCTGTCCATTTGGGGTAGAAGTGATAATAATTCTAGAGACCTTAGAAGAAGAAACCGTTGGATAGGTCGATCTGAAGAAGGACTCGATAAAGTTTGGATGAATGTGAGCAAACTCGTCCATATACAAGAAGTGAATGGTAAAACCAATCGCTGAGGTCTTTGTCGTCGTCTTAGCAATTGCTCTGCATCCGTTGTCGAACTTCATCGACATGACGTTATTCACCACAATTCCAGGCTTCAGGAAGAAGGGGAGACCTTTGACTATCGCTTTGATCTTGTCCATCAACTCTTCTGCAGTCGATCCAACGTTGGCCAGAATCATTGCATTCTTATCGTGGTTAAAAAGAAGATACCAAACAAGGATAATCGCAGACGTGATGGATTTTCCAACCTGTCTTGGAGCTAGAAACACGTTAAATCTGTGATTTTGATATTCTTTCAGAACTGACGTCTGGTAGTCTCTCAGAGTAATGTAGTTTAGACCTTCGTCGGTCATAACCTGGCAGTACTTCGAGAAATAGGTCACGTCTTTAGCACACTTCTGAATCTCGAGAATTTCTTCTTTTGTGTATTCCCACAGGATATTTGCCCGTTTAAGATCGGGATTTCCGTCGTGGAAGGGGTTGTCGACCGACTTGTAGTCCAGTCCAAGCTCCTCAATCTTCCAGAGCAGCTCGTCAACTCTTTCCGTCGACCAATAATTACTTTCTCCTTCTTCTATACTCATGTAGAGTTTAATTAAAGAGGTCGTCTTCGACCTCAAATCCGTCCTCGTCTCCAGAGTCGAGTTCCTCTCTAGTGATAGAAAGCTCGGCCTTTCTTTTGGCATTGACGATTGCATTTTCGTTGGTCTCTTCCAAATGAACGTCTTCAATCTCTGTTCCTAGAATGTCCCTTAGACCTTCCATAAGACCCTTAGTTCCCCTGACTTTAATACCTGTTTCTATCTGACTAGGGCTACCAAAAACTGGTACTCCGTCTTCTCCATTATATTCCATTCTCACCCCGCCAGCATATGCTTTCTGCTCACCCTCAGATCTCAGCCTGATGTAGCTTTCCTCCATCTTGTTCATGTACTGCTGGTAGTCCTTGGGCATCTGCATGATCTGAGCCTGTAATTGGGCTAAGACTTCAAACATTCTCGGATTTGCATTACCAAGATCAATCTCTTCTAGGAGTTTGGTGATCGCATGTTGGGCGGTCTTCAGCTGAAGCATCATCGAAGAGATGTTCATCGCATCGATCTTCTGCTTGTAGTTTACATAGTCCGACTTCTCGATCAGATTTTCTTTGAGGTAAAAATCAACACTGGAAGTCATCAGCATTCTAGCGTCGTTTCCGACGTCAGATTTTGCTGTGGCGAAGTCCATAATGTCAGTCGTCTTCATTCTTGGTAGCTCAGACGGGGAAATTCCCATATCGTCGAGTCCTTCCTCCATCAGAATTTGGTCCAATGTAGACTTGATGTTCTCCTGGACGACCTTCTCTGGTTTTGGTTTTCTTCTTGGCATATTCTTCTAATTAAGAAATTACTTTCTGTTAGCAAATTTAGGAAGCTTGAGCTTCGGTTGGGCGTTGTCTATGATGTGAGCCAGTTGAGCATCTCTAACGATGTTCTGGTTCAAAACTATAGATTGCTTATCTATATCTATCATCTGTTTAAACAACCTGATATTACTGATGAACAGAGGGGACGTCATTACTCTATATGAATTGTTGTCGGTTCCGTAGTATGGACTGTTTAAATCTGTATTTAGATCTGGCTCTGCAGCAAAAGTATAAGGAGAAGATAGGGATCTAACATACTCGTGAACATTAACCAGATTGCTGGACTGCTCCTGAGGGTTGGTCGGATCGTAGGACATCTCCCACATGTTGATTGCAACTTGTTTGTATTTGTTAGACACATTGACAACCATCGAATACCAATCTCCGAAGACTGGTGTAAACTGAAGAGGGGAGTTGATGATTAGATCATTGAGCACAACTTCAACACTACCTACTCCAAGATAGCTAGAGTTCGCGGGCTCGTTGACCCCAGAATGGATTATGTCGATTCTGAATCCCTTCACGGACCCGTTTGTGCTAAGATAAAGTCCATTCAGGAAGTTTCTAGCTTGAGCCTTCTGCATTCTCCACGAAGATCTATTCTGAGCCATCGGCATATTTGGATTAGCAACAGAAAACTGATATTCATTAATAACACGCCCTGTTGAGCCCATGACACTAGATCACCAGTTTCTGGTATCTTCTCTATAAGATTATATCTTA